AGCACCTCCTTGCCAAGGAGGGGGTCGCGAGTTCGAATCTCGTTTTCCGCTCCACTTTTAAGGCGACATAGCCAAGCGGTAAGGCAGAGGTCTGCAAAACCTTTATCCCCAGTTCGATTCTGGGTGTCGCCTCCAACTTTTCTGCCGCGGTGGCGGAACTGGCAGACGCAAGGGACTTAAAATCCCTCGGGTAGTGATACCCGTACCGGTTCGATTCCGGTCCGCGGCACCATTAATGCCGATACGCTATCGTCAGTAAGTTCTAAAGTGACGATATCACGATTGATAGTAACCTTTTTGACACAGGTTTCTATCAATATTTTTTTTACCTTTTTGCTGTTTGCAAAGAGGTTTTTATATTTTCTAAGTAAATTACACATCGTTTCCACTTCTATCTTAAATTCTGGATAGCTTGTCATATCGGACAGCTCATCCAGTTTTTTGTTTATCTGGGATAATTCTTCTTTTACTTTTTTGATGCGCTGGATGTCGAACTGATCTGCAGCACCATTTTCAATAAGGGTGTACAGATTATTGAGTTTCTTTTCAGCAGCAGTTTTTTGGGCTTTGAGTTCTTGCTCATTATTGCCAACATCTTGAATTCTTTTATTGTATTCTTCGAGCATAAGCTTCGCATAAGTTTCAATATTTTTCTCACTGAGAATTTCACTGGCAATATGGTCGAGAACCCATTTTTCCAAAAGTTCCCGGCGGATTTGTTTCTGAGGGCAGCGGTTAGGAGTAACACGCTCTTTATTCAGGCAGGCATAATAAGTATAGACTTTTTCTCTGGGTTTGCAGCGGTGGCCACCCATGGCAGAGCCACAACAGCCGCAGAACACTTTTCCGGACAACAGGTATTCTTCTTTGGCAGTGTATGCAGCTGCTCTGCAGCGATTACGTTGCTTCTTTTCTTGAACCTTTAGAAAATCCTCTTTGCTGATGATTGCCGGTAAAGCATTTTCAATCCTGATGATATCTTCACTGTCTTGTTTAGCATGCATATTTCGCTTTCCTGCCTTTCTGGAAGTTTTATTGAACGTATAGGTGCCAATATACTTTTCATTACTTAAAATGTCGTACAGGCTATTCTTTGCGAAATTACGGCCATCTTTAGTGTGGTATCCATGCAGCTTTAATTTTTCAGCTATCTTACCATAACCATATCCGTCAAGATACATGGAAAAAATCATTTTAACAGCTTCTGCTTCGTGTGGATCAACAACATAATGTTTATCAACAATTTTATAACCAAGGGGAGGGGTGCCGCCGTTGAACTGAGCTTTATAGGCGTTCTCGTTCAGGCCCTTTTTGGTTTCTTTGGCAAGGTTACGGCTGTAATAGGCTGCAAAGCCAACCAGCATGTTTTCCATCATCTGTCCTTCGGGTGAGAAGTCTATGTTCTGGGCAGCGTATTCGTAGCCGATGCCAAGGGTAGAAAGGGTATGTTTAAAAGAATAGTAATTAAATTCATTGCGAGCATTTCGGTCAATCTTATGAAAAATAATAACATCAAATTTGTGAGCGATAGCGTCGGCCATCATCTGATTGTATGCATCACGTTTTAAAACGTCACGCGCACTTTTGGCTTCATCCACATAGATATTAGTTACAACATAATGTTTTCTTCTGCAATATTCAGTGCATGCGCGTACCTGCGCTTCGATAGATTCTTCACGCTGCATATCAGAAGAGAAGCGTGCATAAATTACAGCATTCTTAATTTCGGGCATAAAAAATACCAGCCTTTCTTAATTTTGAGTATAGTGAACTAAGGCTGGTGTATGCTATAATATTAACGTACACAGCCTTAATGCTTGATAGGGGTGTTACAAATGCCGTTCAGGGGTAGGAGCCTGAGCGGCATTTTTTTATTTAATAAAAAACATCTTCTTTTGATTCAGCTATAGCGATTCTTAATTTTAAAGATTCATTGCTATCCAAGTCACCAAAGAGTAGCTCGCCTAAAATTTCTTCTAGAAAATCTTTGTCTATATGACCAGCTGCTACATGGTAACTAATATTTTCCGTTTTTCTAATAAACATTTGTGCAGGATGCATATATCCGTTAATTAATAGAAATTGTGTTGATAAAATGATAGCTAGTCGTTTATTTCCATCTGCAAAGCAATGAAATTTACAAATACAGAAAAATAAATGAGTTATCTTTTTTAAAAAAGTGGGATAGTAGTCATCATTCTTTATATTTTCTAATATACTTTCTAATTGATTAGCATTTAATAAAATATCAGCCCCACCGCCACTATGCATTATAGTTTTTTTATGTGTGCTAATAGCATCATTTAAAGAAATATAGTTAAACGTTTCTTGTGTCATTCTCTATCTCTTAACCTCTTAAGTACATCTTGATTTTCTTGCATTAACTTTTCAAGTTCATCAGATTGAGTGCCGAGAAATTTATCGTAATCTGAATTTGTCATCGGTGTTATATATTCCTTTAATTGCTGGTGTATTACATCACGTAAAGCTAAATCTCTACTTGCCATTTTATTACGGGCACTCATAAGTAATGGTTTCCAATGAGGTAGATTTTCAAATTCGTGAAAAATATTTTGTACTTCATAAAGCGTTAATTTTCTGGCCTTTTGTTCATAGGCTTTTTTGATTTCTGCTGCTAAACCGCATTCGTATGAAGAAACTAAATCTAATACTTCTGAATATAATGTTTTCCTGATTTTATCTTTTGTTGATAAATTGAGAATTTTACGATATTCTTTTGATTTTTCTTTAAAAATACTTTGGTAAATTTTATTAGTAAAAAACGGATATTTTCCATTACCCATATCAACATAGTTTTTTAAGGCATCAGTAAAATCTTTTCGATAGTTTTCATTTTGAAAAAAAGCAGAAATAAAACTTTGATCACGTTGGTTTATATATTTAGTAGAACCTCCTGTTTTTTTATTTACAAAATCAATTACTATGTCTAAAATACCCTGCCTTAATATACGTGCATTTTGGCTTTCAACAAGTAACATAGATAAGTTTATAAATGATTTAAAATTGAAAATAGATAACTGGGGAGTTCTATCACTGATGTTCCCGACATTAATGTCGGGAACATCCAATGAAGATAGAGCCTGCCTAAAGTTTTTCAATCTATTTCCTTTGATTATTTCGTATCCATTATGATTAAATTCATCTATATGAGTGTTTATATATCTTTCTATGGTCCGTATATCTACTTCAAAAAAATCTGCTACCATTTCTTTGGTATAACGATATTGACCTTCGAATAATATACCAGGTATATTAAAATTTTTATAAAATTCTTTTAATGCATGCTCGTTATTTAAAATATTTTGTCTGTCAATTTGTGAATTAGTTAAATCTTTTGCCATAATTTTTAAATTATCTCCACTTCTAAATTTTGATTATATAATATATATTCAACCAATTTCTACTTCCCAGCCATCTTCGATTTCACTCCAGAATTTCAAACATGTGTCCATGTCGCTTTCCCAGTGAAAAATATCTTCTTTATTGCTACATTCATCGGTTACAGTATTATCAACCACTTTTTTAAATCCCCATTTTTCCATAGTTGGAATCTCACCGGTGGGGAGGGAAAGCCAGGTTGCTTCAGATATGGTGTATTCAATAAATTCTTTTTCTGTATCAAACATTGCAGGGATTGCATTTGGTTGATTTAAGTTTTTTAGTGTTATCATTTATTTGTCCTTTTCTAAGCATCTACGCATTGCGTGGGTGATTTTTTGTTTTCACTTTTTTTAATAATTTATTCTTTAGCTTTAAAGCTTCTTCATTCAAGTTATCTGTAAATATATCTTCAATGTATTTTTCTGGATCTATATTTTCACCGTTATTTTTTAAATCAAAAAGATATTCAATGAATTTTCTTTGTCCTTTTTCTGAAAGCATATCATATATAACTTGTAGTTTGTTGGCAGCTTGTATAGATAATAAAGCTTCATTTTCGTTGTTTTCGGCTTTATTAATAATAGAATAGGTATTTGGATATTCTTTTATTGGTGAAGTATAACCCATAAGACTTCCAGGAGTTGTTTCCAATGCTTCGGCAAAAGCTTTTATTTTAGACTGTGGTATATCATTTTTACCAGCTTCAATTTTTGCTATTGTAGAAGTAGATTTATATCCAAGCTTGTCTGCTAATTCTCTTTGTGAAAGGTTTAAAAATAAGCGTCGAGCTTTTATATTTTCATACAATGTCATTGTATCACCTCGCTAATATCTTAATCTGATATTACCATATTTGTTCCTAAAAATCAAAAATAATTTATTTTCATCAAAAAAACTTGACTTTAAATCAATTAAAGATTACAATAGCGATGTGATTTTAAATCATAAAGAAAGGAGGGGTACTATGACAAATTCATTAGAATTAGAGCTGCAAATCAAACGTATTGGCATTTCTAAAAAAGAAATAGCAAAACGCTTAGGCATTACTGACATGACTTTATTTAATAAGATTAGAAATGAGACTGAATTTAAAGCCAGTGAGATTGCAGCGTTAACTGAAATTTTAATGTTAACTGAAAAACAACGTAATTTAATTTTTTTTGATGAAAAATGTGATTTTAAATCATAAAAGGAGTTGATATTATGAACAATTTAAATTTAGTTGAAATCAGAAATAATCAGGTTGTGGTATCAAGCAGACAAGTTGCTGAAAAGTTTGGCAAACGGCATACAGAAGTTTTAAGAAGCATAGAATCGCATGTACAGGCATTGCAGGCAACCGACGCAAAAGTGCGTTGGTTTATGGAAGAGTCTTATAAGGACAAAAAAGGAGAAATGAGAAAAGAATTTCTGATGACCAGAGATGGTTTTTCGCTTTTGGTTATGAGTTTTAATAATACGCGTGATGTCTTGCAATGGAAAATGAAGTACATTGCTGCATTTAACGAGATGGAAACAAGGCTGAAAAACAACGATCTGGCGCTTCCTGATTTTACTAATCCTGCAGAAGCTGCAAGAGCTTGGGCAGAGCAGTTTGAAAAATGCAATAAAGCGGAGCAGCAGCTTAAAGCTGCAGAGCCAAAAGTTATTTTTGCAGATGCAGTAAGCGCGAGTGATACAACAATTCTTATTGGTGATCTGGCAAAGCTGATTAAACAGAATGGTCATGCAATTGGTCAGAAAAGGCTGTTCCAATGGCTTAGAGAAAATGGCTTTCTGATTAAGAGACAAGGCGCTGATTATAACAGCCCTACACAGTATGCAATGGAGCTGGGATTATTCAAGATTAAAGAAACAGCAATTACTCATAGTGATGGGCATGTAACTGTATCAAAAACAGTAAAGGTAACAGGTAAAGGGCAACAATATTTCATTAATAAGTTTGCCGGCAAGGAAAAGGAGCTTACTCATGAAAGAAAATGAAAAAACTCTCCAAAATGAAACGTCAGAGAGTTACATTTTTAAACTTTATATAAAGTTTGGAAATATTAAATTTTATGTCTGTGACACCGATGGAACAATATCAAAAAGCCAATCAGACGGTATGGTTTTTCTTGATAAAGAAACTGCTTTAAGATACCAGGGACAATTTGAAAACCTATTTGAAGAAAAGTTTTTGATTCCAAGTCGTATGGATATTGAGAAAGGATTTATTTAAGTAAGGAGCCCGCTATGAAAGAAACTATTGATTACAAAAAAATAACGTCTGAACTCAGAGAAGTCTTGCTTAAATATGACCTTTCTGTTTCAGACGCTATTCGAATGTTGGAATACACCAAAGAAGCTATTTTGACTACGGTAAAAGTAAAGTAAAGTCATCATCAGGGTATGACTTATATACAGATAAGCAGTCTTCATACAGTTCACGGAAGTATATTGCAGAATCTTCTATTTCTCGTGGTGTAGGACGACCAGCTGATTCAAAATGATATGTTTGTCTGAATGTTTCTTTGGCCCATTCTAAAGCTAATTGAGATCGTACCACGTCAGCCTTGCTCATCAATAACCCTCCTTTTTCTTATATTGTTTGAAACCTATATAAATTATAGAAAAGAGAGGTTTGTAAGTCAAATGTTAAAAGTTAAAGAAGTTAGGCTATCAAAGAAAGTTACTAAATATGAGTTATGTAAACGAACAGGGATTTATTTTGATACCTTGAGCAAGGTAGAAAATGGTGGAGATGTAAAGCTCAGTACATTAAAGAAAATTGCAGATGCTTTAGGTGTTAAGGTTAAAGACTTATTTGATTAAAAGGAGATTGAATATGAAATTACCGCAAACATTAGTGATAGCATGGTTTTTAACTCGATTAGCTATCCATGCTCTTTATCATGGAGATGCTATAAAAGACCCAGTATGTAGATATAACTTTTGGAGGACTGTGATTGATGTAATTATTACTGCAGGTGTTTTATATTGGGGCGGTTTTTTTGACTGCTTGCTATAGCGAGGTACCGGTATGAAAAAGGTTGACTGGCTGTTCCGGACATCTGGAACGGCAAATATTAGCCCGCTTGGCCAACGGCAATTGGCAGCGGTAATGGTTGAAGTAGCGATAGAAGCTGGATTGTTAGAAGTTAAGGAGGTGAAACCACATGGCCAGAAAACGCAAGTGCTTCAAATGCGGCGTGGACTTGACCCGGAAAAATTATGCTCAGGTATTTGACCGTGAGTCATGCAAGGTTGTAATTGTTTGCCCGCGCTGCGCCAACAAAATTTGTCTTAAAGAAAGGGGCCTGTCAAATGGATAAAAAAAATGACATGCGCCGCGGCAACGACGCATGTCCGGTTAAGGTTGACGAGCGGAACAGCTGTCAGAAACTGTCCGCAGCTAAAAGTATAGCACTAATCTTACTGCTTGTCATTACAGCGCTTTTGGTGTCCGGTTTTATGGATGTTTTTCAGGGGCCTGATACCGAATGGGTTCAACAGACTTATGTTGTATCTGAAGGTGATACTTTGTGGAGTATCGGTCAACGCGTTAAAGCTGCAGGAGATGAGCGCGACATTCGGGAGATTGTATTTGAATTGCGCCGCCAGAATAAACTCGAAAATTATATCAGACCTGGTGACGAGGTAAAAATTTGGGCAGAGGTGTTAAAACATGAAAATTAAATCACTTGAACTTACTAACTTTCATAATCAAGCTGCTTTATTGGTTGACTTCTCTGATAAAGTAACAAATATTTACGGCGCTAACGGCAGCGGTAAGACCACTATTTTGGATGCACTTCACTTTTTGCTGTATCAAAAGGACAGCAAAGGTCGTAGCGATACTTCCGTGAGACCTTACAAACTTGATGGACAGTTAGAACATGACGTGGAAACGTCAGTCAAAGGTGTATTTGAAGTTAACGGATATGAGTTCACGCTGCAGATCGTTCATAAAGAGAAATGGACGAAAATCACCGGTACAGATGAACGTAAGCTCACCGGTAATACCAATGAATTTTATATTGATGGCGTTCCCAAAAAGCAGAAAGAATACACTGCATTTGTACAGGAATATTTTATGGAGCCGTGGTTCTCGCTGACAACAAACCCCAATACATTTCCAGAGCTGCCATGGCAAAAACAAAGAAGCTTACTGATTGATTTGATAGGTGATATCAGTAATGACGACGTTTTTGAAGCCAATCCGGAGTTGCAGCAGCTGGCAGTCGATTTGAGCAGATATACTACCGACGAGCTGAAGAAAAAGCTTGATAACGAAGTCAAAGGTTATAAGCAAATCATTGAAGAGGTTCCTGCGCGTATTGACGAACTTACTAAGTCTTTATCAGATATTACTGATCCGGAGCTGCAGCGAAAACAGGCTGAGATTATTTTGCTGCAGGCCCAGAAACCGCTGGAAGAATTACAGGCCAAAAGAGCGGCTGTCGAAAATGGTACGGTCGTTAGTGATTTGACCAATAAAGTTCAGCTGCTGGAAAGCAAGATGGATGTAATTCGAGGCATCCGTAGAGAGAGAATTGCCAAGGTTCAGGAGCCTTACAAAGCCAAGGCTGCCGAAATAGGTCAGCAGTGTGATAACGCATCTGCTCAGCTTAGACTGTTGCGGCCGCAGATGACAAAGGTTGAGCAGCAGCTGACGGAAGCTGAAGACATGAAAAAAACTCTGATTGAGACCTGGCAGGCTATTGATTCTGAGGTGTTCAGTGAAAGTGAATGTCCCTGCTGCCATAGACCATATACAGAAGATATGCTGCAGCCAATGCTTGAACAATTTAATCTCAGTAAAGCCGAAAGAATTGAAAGATGTAATGCTGATGGCATAAAAATTGCCGACAAAATCAGAGAGCTCAAACAACAAAAATCTGAGCTGCTGGCCAAAATTAATGAACTCAGCTCCTTTGAGGTTGAAAAAGCTCCGAATCTGCGTTTCGAAAATCTGCAAGCTATGCAGGCTGCTGTTGATAAAGTAGCGCCGGTCGAAGATTTTATACATCCCGAAACACATGAAAAATTTTATGACTTGTTTGAGCAGGTTAAACTTAGAAACCGTGAACTGGATGATGCTAAGTTAGACGTCAATTTACAGTTGCAGAAAATCGATGCAGAGATTGCTGTAGCAAAGAAGCCGGTAGAAGAGGCTCAACAGACCATAATACGCATCAGAATGGATGCCGAAACCAGAGAACGTATTGAGCAGTTAAAGAGTAAGAAAAAGAACGCTATGCTGCAGCAAGGTGATTGTGAGCAGAAGCTAAACCTGCTTAATAGATTCATTGTGGCCAAGATTGATTTGCTTACGGAAAGCATCAACAATCTGTTTCCGAATGTTTCATTCAAGTTGTTTGAAAAAAATATCGGAAACGAAGGTATCAAGGAGACCTGTGAAATCACCATGCACGGGGTGCCGTACCGCCAGCTGAGTTTTGCGGAGAAACATATCGCCGGCATGGAAATCATCAGGGTTATTGCCGATAAGCTGCATCTGGATAATCCTGTTTTTATTGATAACCGCGAAAGCATATCTGCTTTACCTGAAGCACCAGGACAGCTTATTAACCTGATAGTATCTTCGGATGATAGGAGGTTGAGAATTGAACATGTTTGAGTTGGGTTGCGTATGCATGGCTGGTCTTTTTGGCATTTGGGTGGTAATGAAGTCTTGTAAAAAATTGTTCAGAGAAAAGGAGTAAGAATTATGGAAAATCAAGTAATGAAATCTGAAAACGAAGTGAGTATGTTTAATCTTAACAGCTTAGGTGCAATGATGAAGCTTTCAGCTACTTTGGCCGAAGCAACCATTATTCCGGAAACATTCCAGAAAAAGCCTGCTAATGTTCTGATTGCATTAAATATGGCTCAACGCATGAATGCTGATCCGTTGATGATTATGCAGAATATGTACATTGTTTATGGTAATCCAAGTTTTAGTAGCAAGTTTCTGATTGGATGCTTTAACACCTGCGGCCGGTTTACAAGTATCAAGTATGAATTCTTTGGTACTCCTGGAACTGATGACTATGGCTGTCGTGCTTATGCAACCGAAAAAGCTACTAACGAGCAAGTAAAAAGTATTGATGTCACTATTAGCATGGCCAAAGCTGAAGGCTGGGTTGATAAAAAAGGCAGCAAATGGAAAACTATTCCGCAACTTATGCTTCAGTACCGTGCTGCAGCTTTTCTTATTCGTACAGTAGCTCCAGAAATCAGCATGGGGTTACAAACAACAGAAGAATTACAGGATACTATTGAGCTTACTGCGGACGGTTCCGGTTCTTTTGTAGCTGAAAAACAAGCGGTAGAAAATGAGATTAAAGCTGTTAGTGAAAAAGCTGCTGTTGTTGATATTCCAGCTGCCGCTGTGCCGCCTACAGCAGAAAAAGTTACTGCAGAAACGACTAAAAAAAATTCCCAACCCAGCTGGATGAATGATTGAGGTTCAAGTAATTGCATCCGGAAGTTCTGGCAACTGCTACCGTATAAAAAGCGGTAGCAGTCAGCTTTTGCTTGAGGCTGGCATTCCCATAAAAAAAATTAAGGAAGCCATCAATTGGGAGTTGGGAAACATTGATGGCTGCTTAATTACTCACGAGCATATGGACCATGCTAAAGCTGCAGATGACCTCCTGCGTGGAGGGATTGAACTATTCATGAGCAGGGGAACCGCGGAAGCATTGCTGCTGGACAATGTACATGAAGTAGAGGCAGATACATTATTTTCAATTGGAAAATGGACCATTATGCCGCTGCAGGCACAGCATGACGCTGCAGAGCCGTTGGCTTGGTTGATAAGTGATGGCGAAGACAAGCTGCTCTTTGCGACAGACACTTATTATTTGAACTACAAGTTCACTGGCCTGACGCTCGTCATGCTGGAATGCAATTATTCTGATGAAATCCTTAAGCAACGGATGTTGGATGGAGTAATATCGCAGTCACAGGCGCGTAGATTGCTCCGCAGTCATTTTTCTTTGCGGCATGCATGCCTTTTCTTTAGTAAGCTCGATTTAAGCCTTGTAAGGCAAATCTGGCTGCTGCATATATCTGGCATGAATGGTAACCCGAAACTCTTTGAAACTGAAATTAAAAAAATTACAGGAAAGCCGGTGAGAGCATGCACAAATTGAGAATTAATCAGTTAAGAAAATTATTTGCTCTACGTCCTAAAATTTATAATCTGAAGTTTAAATTCGAATATATTTCTAAAATATTAAGAAAGGTAGTGAAAAATCATGGCAGAAAGCAAGGTGCTGACAATGAACCGGGACGAGGAAGAGATGCTGAGCAAGGAGGAAAAGCAGCAGATGGACCCGAAACCAGAGCGGCCGGTATTCGGACAACCAATATTCGAAAATCAAGAGTCAGAAAATGTTTTGGCCGTCAGCGAGTTTGGAGGAAAGTTTCAAATAAAAAATAATGTGTGGACACCGATCGCGCGGAAACTGTGGAAATTATATAAGGAGCTGCAGAGCTGCAATCCGTCTACAATACTTTTTGTTTCTATTGACGAAGGTAAAAAGAAGTTCCGTGGCCGCCCTGTAGTAATGGAGATATCAGTTCTCAGTCAGCAACTGTCAGAACTGTTTAAGCAGATGTCCGGCTTCAATTTTACCCACGTCATTCGTATTTATGAAACGAATGCAGAGAACAAAACAAATGAACAAATGTTAGTTCATTTGTATAAGCAGATGAGGCAGATTCAGTCCGACGGCAAACTTCGTGACTACGATGAAAAAGAGTTTTTTGAAATTCAGGCTAATTTACGCCGGGACTGGGATTCTGATGGGGCATTTATCCCCAATATCATTGATTGCGAAAACTGGGCCGTTGTTAAACAAAGAAAGCAACAGTCTTTATTTGATGAAACAAGAGCGAGCTGCTAAGTAAAGGAGGATAGCCATGGAGATTCACAGCTTCCAGGTTGACATAGCAACTAAATATGGAATAGCCGAAGCGATTCTCCTTGGCTATTTTTACCATTGGATTAAGGTCCATGAAAAAAATGAAACTAATTTTTATGACGAGCGATATTGGACATATGATTCAGAACGGACATTGGTAGATAAAATGCCATATATTCCAAAAACAACTATGCATAGATTAATAAAAAAATTAGTTGATTCTGGGCTGCTACTTACAGGTAATTATAATAAGTTTTCATACGATAAAACTAAGTGGTTTTCATTATCAGACAAAGCAATGATGTTATTTGTTGGTCAAGAAGGCTGCCCCAAAATGGACCACCACCTGGTCCAAAATGGACCAACGATACCTACATATAATGAAGAAAGTAAAAATGAGCTGCCCCAAAATGGACCACCCCCGGTCCAAAATGGACCAACGATACCTATTCAATCTACCTATTCATTAAATAGAGAGAGAGATAAAGGAAAGCCTGCTGCCGAAAATTTTCCCGGAAGTAAGTATTCTGATGAAGTGTATGATAAAGCCAGATCAGCTTATGAGAGATTTATTGGGCCAATACCTAATTCAGGAATTAAAGAGGGTATTCTTAGTTGTGTTGATGATTATGGATTAGACGATTTCATAAACGTAGTTAAGTTAGCAGCAAGGAATAATGCATATAGCTTTGCTTACATCGAAACAGTTTTGAGAAATCAAACCAAGAGAAAGGAAGGTGAAAAAAATGAAAAAAATAAAAAATCTGATACCACAAAGGCCGGTAGGCCGAAAGTTAGTCAGTATATTTGAGCGTAATCAGGTGGATGCGTTCAATGCTACAGAAGGAGACCTTAAAGGTTATAACTGTAAAATCTGTAAAAATCGCGGCTGTATTGCAGTTTTGGTTGATGGTGTCATGGCCATGCAGCAGTGCAAATGCGTAAAAGTGCGCAAAAGTATCCGTCTGATGAAAGAAGCCGGTATTAATTCTGACTATAAATTGGCAAACTTCAAAGCTGCAGCAGATTGGCAGCGTAATTTATTAGAAGCTGCAAAGCGGTTCTTGAATTCTGCCAATAGTTGGTTCTATGCTGGCGGACAGGTCGGCAGCGGGAAAACTCACATCTGTACCGGTATCGTGAGAGAGCTTCTGGAGCAAGGTTATCCTGCTAGGTACATGTTATGGCGTGATGAGTCTGTCAAAATCAAGGCTGTTGTCAATAAACCTGAGGAATATGCAGCCCTTGTTGAGCCGTTGAAGACGATTGATATCCTGTACATTGATGATTTTTTAAAGAGCAATGCGGAACCGACGTCGGCAGATTTTAATCTGGCCTTTGAAATTTTAAATGCCAGGTATAACAGAAAGCTGGTAACGATCATCAGTTCTGAATATTATCTGGATGAAGTTATGGAAATGGATGAAGCCATTGGCAGCAGGATATATGAAAAAAGCACTGGCTTTCAGTTAAATATCACAAGAAACACGAAGAGAAATTACAGGCTTCAAAATATTACCAGGTTATGACATGCGTTGCGGCAACAGCGTATGTCCGATTAAGGTTGACGAATGGAGGCAATAAAAATGAGAAAACCAGAAGACATTAAAAAATTTATGGAAAAATTTTCTAAAGAAGATTTTTTTGGAGTGATTAGACAAGATTGTATCAGCTGCCTGCCGTATGAAGCTGCATCTGAATATCTTAGTGAAGAAGTAACAGCTGATGCTTGGGATGCAATTAATCTGAAGAATGACAAAGAAATCATTGACGAAATTATTCAATATCTACCTTTTGCATATGATAAAGCAGAAAATAAACGTGGCTTATCAGCGATTCGCAGTTTGCAGCATTTCTTGGCATGGTTTTACTGCTTAGGTAATGATGAGATGGTTAGTACTATTCATTACATGATGAATTCTGATTATGCGCCATATGGGATGCCTGTTCTACAACGTATAGAAAAATGGCTGCGAGATAACGGCCATCTGGAAGGAGAATTAGAAAAACATACTGATAATTGAGAAGATAAAAAATTGATTCTGAAGGAGTGTGGAAAATGGGAAAAAATTTAAGTGATTTGAATAGCATTTTATTTAATCAACTGGAAAGACTATCTAATCCAGATCTGGAAGGTGAAAAACTCAATGAAGAAATTCAGCGTACTGAAGCTGTCGTTAAAGTTTCCGGACAGATTATAGGTAATGCAAACCTTGTACTTCAGGCATTGAAACATAAAGATAATACCATGGATGCAGGGCTTAAACTGCCGGAGCTGCTTCAAGGATGAGGCGCAAGTATACTGAAGAACATATCAGTTATTTAAGAGAAATTTGCAAAGGCAGATATAACGATGAAATAACTGATATGTTTAATACAAAATTTGGTTTAAATGTAACTGTTATTGCTATCAGTTCGCTGAAAAGAAGAAATAAAATTTCAAGTAATCTGTACTGCAAATGCAAGCCAGGAAAAACAGCATTAACAACCAAAGAACAGGATGATTATATGCGTTCCATTTCTGCCGGCAAAACTAATGAAAAATTGATTGAGATAATGTATGAACGGTTTGGAATCAGGTTTACTGAGTCGCAGATGAAAAACTACAGAAATAGCAGAAGGATTCGCAACGGTTTAGACTATCGTTTTAAAAAAGGTAATGTTCCTCCAAACAAAGGTAAAAAAATAGCACCAGAAGTTTATGAAAAATGTGCCGCTACCATGTTTAAAAAAGGTCATAAACCAGCAGCATCCAGACCGGTTGGTAGTGAAAGGCTTGATAAAGATGGTTATATGATGATTAAGGTTGCGGAACCCAATAAATGGAAGCCAAAACATGTATGGATTTGGGAGCAGGCAAACGGGCCTGTTCCCAAAGGTTATAAGATTTTGTTTGCCGATCAGAACAAAAGTAATTTTGCCCTTGATAATTTGATTTTAATCAGTTATGGCGAATCTGCTCAGCTAAACAAAAACAGATTAACCTTCAATAATGCTGAGCTTACTAAAACCGGCTTGAACTTAGTCCGGCTGAAAATGGAAATGAGTAGACGAAAGAAGAAAAATAATGAAAACGATAATTAAGTTATTCGATATTTTCGAATAACTGTCCGGAAAAACTGGATAGTTGGGAGGATTAATGACTGGGTACAACATTAAATCAATTCGACAGGATTTTAAAAGCAAGGGCATTTTCTATACTCCTACGGAACTGGCAGAAATGATTAAAAGCTACCTGCCAGCTGATGTAAAAGAAGTATATGACCCAACATGTGGTCACGGAAACCTATTATCTGTATTCGCCGATGAGGTTCAAAAGTACGGTCAGGATATAAATATTGTTGCAGTGGAAGAGGCTAAAAAACTTCCAAACAGTTTTATAGAGTTGGGGGATACGTTAGCAGAGCCTAAATTCTTGGGTAAGAAATTTGAAGCGATAGTAGCAAATCCGCCATTTTCTATAAAATGGGAACAGAAGTCAGATGAAAGATTTGCTTCTGCGCCTGCCTTAGCACCGAAAAGCAAGGCAGACTATGCTTTTATTCTTCATATCCTGCATTATTTGGCTGATAATGGTACGGCAGTAGTTATGGAATTTCCCGGCATACTGTACAGGGGTAATGCCGAAGGTAAAATCAGACGATGGCTGGTAGAGCTGAATTACATCGAAAAAGTAATTCATATTCCAGGTAACACTTTCGTAGATACTGCAATTCCAACCTGCATTTTAGTTTTGCGGAAAAACAGAACTGATACAGATATAACCTTTATCAACACGGAAGATGAGGTTGAAAAGACCGTAAGTGTTTATGAGGTTGCCAAAAATGACTATAACCTTTCTGTTAATCAGTATGCATGTAAAGAGCAGACTAAAGAGGTTATTGATATTGATGCAGTAGAAGATGAAATTGAAAACCTCATGTGCGGAAACTTAGAAAAGAGCCTTCACACATCTTATTTGATGTGGAAAACTGTTCAGGCAAGACCATTAGACAAACTGCTTAACCGTTTAGAAAAAATAATACAAAAATATAAGAAATTGATAAAGGAGGGTTAGTAATGATTATTTATAGTTCAACTGGTGTAAATGCCTATAACCTGCAATTTATTGAAAGCTTTTTTATCTCTTCAAACAGCAGAGAATTAAAATGCGCTTGCGGAAGTACTCGCAATGGTACTTTAGGAAAATATGCTAATCGTGAGGAATGTAAATTAGCGTTAGAAATTTTGATGAAAAGAATTTCTGAAAATAAAAATAATGGAGTAGTTTATGCGCCTGCTGCTGACGAATTGCCAAAATGGACGATGAAAGAGCATTGGCATCATGCAACAGGGAAAAAAACTAAAAGTCACGGAGGGTCATAAACATGAATAAGATTGTACTTATGGGCCGGTTAGTACGTGATCCGGAGGTCCGCTACACTCAGACCGGGAAAGTGGTTACCCAGATTACCGTTGCAGTGGACAGACCTTTTGCCAACCAGGAAGGGCAAAGGGAAGCCGATTTCATCCCTGTTGTCTTTTGGGGTAAGCAGGCTGAGGCTGTAGGTAATAACTTCAAAAAAGGACAGCGAGCTTTGGTCGAAGGACGTCTGCAGATTCGCAGTTATGATGCAAAGGACGGCTCTAAACGCTGGGTAACTGAGGTCATTGCTAGCAACTTCGAGTTTATTGAACGGAAAGAAGCTTCTGCGACTGATGGAGCTGCTGGCCACAGTGCTATGGAAAGTTTTGGCCAAGAAATTCCTGGCGTTCCTTTTGATGAAGAAATTCCGTTTTGATGTTTGAAAGGAGATAACATGGCCATTAAAAATTATACGGCTCAAAAATCAGTAGTAATCGTGGCAGCCGAAATCGAACAGAACCTGATTGATAATGGGGCAGTTGAAATTCGCAAAGATATTACTGATGGGAAAATTACTGCTTTAAAATTTATTATTCCTACACGCATGGGAATGATACCTATTCAATTACCGGTCAATGTGCAAGGTGTACTGAAAGTTCTGGAAAACGATAAAAAAACTAACCGTCGTGTCAAGGTGACATTCGATCAGGCAGAAAAAACCGCTTGGGCAAACTTACGTGACTGGGTAGATTCTCAGATTGCTTTGATCCGTATTGGCATGGTCGATATGGAGCAAGTGTTTCTGCCATATGTGGTAGGAGCAGATGGACGGACTTTATACGAAGTAGCCGCCAGCAGAGGATTTTTTTTAGAATCATCGGACAAGGAGAAATATAATGGCTGAAAAATATGGTTTTAAGGTGGTATATCCATGCAAAAGCAAAATAAGAGTGATACAAAATTCACTTGTACTCAAAAAATTATAGAACAGGATCTTTTTACACCGGATTTTCCGTGGGAAGAAAATGTAAAAGAACGTTTAAAGAAAAAAGGTTATGGATATGAATGGGTAACAAAAATAGTTTCTCCAGATGAAAAAGGCTGCGTATTTATCAAAAAAGGTCGTATGTATTACAGCAGCTGCCCATATTTTGAGGGAGTTTATCTTAATGGCGGGTTTAGCAGTGTGAAATGTAAGAATACAGATTTATTGCCAGGACTTCAATTTGATTATTTGTGTAGTAAAAATTTTGAGAAATGTAAATTTTTTAATTATCAATAATCTGAGTTAATGCGGATGCAAGCAGATATCCAGGAAATCCGGATAGTTAGTCTTAGATTAGGAGCAAAATAAGAATGTATGTGTTAAAAAAATGCCCCTTTTGTGGAAGAGCCGGGGAAATTATTTATGACGATAATGATGTTTATGAGTATGTTCCTATTTGTACAAATGAGAATTGTATTGGGCATTATATATACCATATAAGTTTTAAAACGGAAGAAGAAGCGGCCCAAGCATGGAACAGGAGGTATGAAGAATGCTCGAATACCAAGCAATAATGATAAAGGAGTGGTAAACATTGAAATGTGAAACATCACAAGTAAAGATAGAAAAATTTGCTAAGCAAATAGTAAGAGAGCTGGCAACATGGGAAAACTATAGAGTTTATGGAGGGCAAGACCCTTTTTATTCTGACGGGGTAAATATGAATCTTATTCGACAGCATATTATTTCTTATAAAAATGATATTAGAGATTTATGTGCAGAGAATAATATAGACTTGCCGATAGAATACTATTTGCCAACGCCGCAAAAAGTAAATGATGACTACATGGCTAAAAATAACCCTTATTTTGAAAAAAGGAAAAATAATATCGAAGAGTTCGGGGGAAAAGTAACTATAAAAGTTCCAGAAGCTTGTGATCTGAAACAACAGGAGATTTTTTAAGGTAAATATAGTTATTTTAATAGGAGATAAAACAGATGAAATATTGTATTAAAGATGTGCTTCCTATAGATGTTTTCATCAAACTTTTAGATATTAGCTTGGATAACTGGGATAAGGAGTGGTTTTTGTGAAGATAGGGCTGGTGGACGTTGACGGGCACAACTTTCCGAACTCAACCGGATTTTTCAAAATATAATCCAAAGATTGGATAAAGAAAATATAAATTAATTGATAGAGTTTGGAGTAGAAAATGAATAAGATGGATGATGATTCGTTATGAAATGTTGTTATGAGTGTACAAATAGGCATAAGTTCTGTCATTTATTTTGCATAAAATATCAAAAAGAACGGTTCGTAAATATTATGATGGTAAAGCTAAGTAAACGAGGCCGTGAGGCTGAATATCTCGAACGTGATCGGGTATTAGCTAATCGTGATAAATGGCAAGCAAGAATTCGAAGGGGGCGAAAATAATGGGCATGAGCCGTAAGTTTAATAGGCAAAAAACTATGATGCCAAAAATAAATAAGCCACCGCAGGCACATGGAATTTGGCTTTCACAAAAAGAATACGAAAAGCTGAAGCAAGATATAACTAATGATGTTAGCCGGGATGCTATAGCTAAGGTTTTAAGTATTTCATGCTGCCTGTTGCTTTTTCATTTTGGTGAGCTGCGCAAAAAAGACACCAGGCTGCAGAAATATCATGATATGTTCAAGGAACTTTTAGAAATTGCAGATAAACCAACACAAGAAATGCTTGAAGCAGAGCAGAAGTTATACGAAGTAACAGGAACTAAAATTCTAAGGGAGGAGAAATAATGCCAAGACAAAATCCGGAAACAATAATTCAAAACCAAGTCAGAGAGCTGCTGCGCATGGACGGTTGGTACGTCATCCGGCACCAACAAGGCTTAGGCAGTCATCCAGGATTATCTGATTTAACTGCTATCAAGGACGGTAAGACTATTTACGTTGAAATCAAAACTCCTAAAGGTTATCAGTCTGACCGGCAGAAACAGTTCCAGCATGAAATTGAAACGCATGGCGGAATTTATGTGCTTTGCCGTCGTGTAGAAGATATTCAGCCGTATCTTACACGGACAATGAATTTATTTTAATAGAAAGGGGGCGCTGCTAGTGCGGCGTGAGACAAGACAATATATCTGTGCTGAGCTGCTTAACTATCAGCGCTCCAAAAATGAAATACAACGTATCTGCGGCCGATTGGACGATTTGGCATTGTTTCCAGCATATTCCAAGGATTACACTCTTGAGCAAAGAATGTATCTGCAGGACCGGTTGTATATGCTCAAAAAAATAACCGACGCAATCAGCGTAGCTGTTAAAGAGCTGAACGAGGAAGAACGGGCCGTGCTGGAGCTTAAGTTTTGGCATTCGCGACCGAGACCTACGGATAACGAGATAGCTGAGCGGCTTGGGATGAGTAGAAGAACTTTATATCGTAATATCAATAGCATCTGCAGAAAGATTGGTATGCGGCTGGGTGTAGATATATAAATATAATTAAAAGCCTATGAAATTGTAATTGATTTCATAGGCTGTTTTTATAGGTTTGAATAAAAAGTTAGTTTGTTGTATATTATTATTAGTTTGTGTAGCCATCTGGTATTACAAAATAATGGTCAATATTTTGTAGGTGCCAAGAATGATAATTAAGAGGTGTTTTTATGGGATTTTGGAATGTTCAGGTAAAAAAAGAAGTGCCGGAGTGTCCTTTGGCTGATATTTTAGGAGAGCCGTTATTTTATCTTGATGGACGTGGCGCAAACTTATATGTATATGAAAAATGTGTTGTTATTGATAGAACTAAAGGCGGCGTATTTAATATTGGCAACAGAACATATAAGGTTATCCCTATAAAATATATTATCGCTATGCAAGTAAAATCTACTGGTGCTACTACAGGATTTTTAGAATTTGCAACCTATGGACATGAAAATACAAAGATGTCTGGTTTTGATAGGGTGGATGATGAAGATAATATTAATTTTACCAGTGAAGAATCTGCTAAAGTGGCAAGGGATATAGTTGCATATATTTTACCTAAAATTATGTAATGATAAACAAAAACAGCAACCTAACTTTAGGTTGCTGTTTATTTTTTTCGCTTTTGTATACTTTCTACATAGTCGCAAAAATTCTTTTTGTTTTCTCGTATGATACAATATGGGTTTGACGAGAATAAGTACTTTTGGACAAAAATGTCCGAAAGTACTGGTGGAAGACCAAGCACAGACCACATCATGAAACTGAATATGGCAGCAGTTTTATTTTTTTGGGTTGACTTTTTGTGTATCCCGTAATACAATAAAGGTGTAGCCAAAAAGGGGGCGAAAATATATGGCTGAAAAGAAAATTGGCAGACCTGCCTCTAAAGACCCAAAAAACATTCAAATGAGAATTAGACTTACTGAGAACGAAAATCAAATGCTGGAAGAATGCTCTCAGAAGTTAAATGTTTCAAAAAGTGCTGTTTTTATTATGGGTATGAAGAAGGTTTATGCCGATATAAAAAAATAAGATGTTGCCCGCTACCAACGACACAACATCTTATTCGCAATCACCAACAGAAGCGTTGGTAAATCTATTATACCATACTTCTGTTGAATTTACAGAGGTGATAAAAATGAATAATGTGCAAATATTTAAAAATGACCAATTTGGAGAGATAAGAACAGTAGAGAAAAATGGAGAGATTTTATTTATAGCTGTTGATGTATGTAAAGCTTTAGGATTAAGTAATCCATCAATGTCTATGCAGCAGTTAGATAATGATGAACGAACTAAGTTGAACTTAGGTCGTCAAGGAGAAGCTAACGCTGTCAACGAATACGGATTATACAACTTGGTATTGTCAAGCCGTAAACCGGAAGCCAAAGCCTTTAAACGCTGGATAACTCATGATGTTATACCAGCGATAAGAAAAACAGGCAAGTATTCTGTTGAACAGCAAGTACTTATTGAAGAACCAAGTAAACCAGGTATTAAATACTATAGAGGAATACCGGTTGTAACTAAGCGTGATTTGGCAGCGGCTTTAAATGTAACTCTTGCTACTATTGAATATATGCAGAAAAAATGCGCTATAATAATAAACCATGATTATTATTTTCTTAACGGCGCAGATTTGGAAGTATTTAAAAAAGAAAATGGTATTACTTCTTTTAAGGGTAAAATATCTTCGATTGTAGTTATAACAGCTGATGGAGCAAGAAAGATATGCGCTGAACGCAATCAGTTAGACAGTTATTATAAACTGTTTGCCATGGCTAAACAGGCAGCTGTATTAAGACCTATTGTATTTGATACACCGGATAATGAACAGGTAAAAAAAGCTATTTATAATATTAGGAATCAGATTACGGCCCTTGATGTACTACTCAATGAATACAATGCGTATAACACAGAAAACCTGCACTATGGTTTGCAGGAATCATTAAAGGCAGTAAGCATGAATATCCTTAATGAAGTGAATGCTTTGACAAAGATAAAGCTTAACCTTATCCAATGTAAACTATAACCTGTTCCAAGGCGGTGTTGAAAGATGACAGAATTAGAACAATATAATGCTATGTCTAAAGAAGTGCAGATGTTAATTGATGACTGTATAGCCAATCAGGATTTTGCTGAAGATTGTTTAGTAACACTGCTCAGTATATGTCCTGAAAGAGAATGTTCTTTGCGTGCTTTAGTTGAAGCATATGCGGACTATAAGCATGAGCAGCTGACTTTAGAAGCACAGCTTAAAAAATTTGGTATAGATCATGAGACAGCATATAAATTAGGGATGATGAAGCGCATAGCTGAAAAGGATAATTAAAAATGTAAAGCCCGGAGCATAAGCTCTGGGCTTTAACTATTGTTGGACCAAATGTTTAGATGGTTTGAAATAAGATTATGAAGTCTGCTGATAAAACAGCAGGCTTTTTTTATGCCTAAAAACAAAAGATGGCACAAAGTTGGCACAATTGGCACTTTTCGCTATGGTTTTGGCCTGTATGCAATGGGACAATATAAGTACAGCAGACGTTGTCTGTTGGACTTCATGCGTCCCTGTATTTGGCGCGGGTCCTTCTGGGGGTGGGGTGGTCAACGATGGTCGGGCACCCCGCGGTGAGTCTACTATAAAAATTTTTGAAAAAGGGGTGGAAATTAGTATTTGAAATGGCAAAAAACAAGACAAATATAAACACCCCTGAAGACGAAAAAAAGCTCTCAGAAATAAAATCTGCGCTTGCAAGCAGTGCTTTAGGTGGCGTTGAACAGAAAGAAACTTTTTTCTCACAGGCAAAAAACGGAAAGCCAATTGCACGGCAAAAAGTTTCAAAATCAAAGCCGGATCCACAGGCTGCTTTGGCATATGCAAGACTTGTAGCGGCAGAAAAATCTGAAACAGCACACAAAAATAAATTTTTACAGATCACTGCTGATGAAAGAATCCTTTTGAGTACCTCAAAACTGGCTGAAGTTATGGGGGTATCCATAAAGACCATTGGTGTATGGGAGCAAAAAGGTCTTACTAAAGAAAAGCGCGGCTGGTGGGATATTGCAAAGGCAATTGCTTGGCGTAATGGGCAGAATGGACCATCTGTTATTGCTGACAGAATGGAAGCGGATACCCGGTTAAAAATGGCTAAGGCAGCTATGGCAGAAGCAGAACTGCGACAAAAAAATGGTGAGCTTATACCGCTGAGTCTTGTGGAGGAACGACTGGGTGAATTGTTCAGTGAAATAAGAACCTCTGTTTTATCGATAGGTGATTATATTATGTCTGAAACTTATACCCAATACCCGGAACTTGCGCCACAGGCAAGGAGGATGATTCAAATTTATGTCAGAGAAGCACTTAAAAATATCGCAGATACAGGAAGCTTCAGATATATTGCCGGACAGTCTGCTAAAAAATCAGCTGGACGCCCTCGAAAACGTTATTAAAAAGAGCCTAAAAATATTTGTGCCACCGGAACGCATCAAGGTTAGCGAGTGGGCTGATAGATATCGCTATATGTCCTCCGAAGAAACTTCAAGGCCCGGCCCTTGGAGAACGTCTATTGTTCCTTATTTGGGTAAAATCATGGACTGCTTCAATGTGGATAGCATTGAAAAGGTTATATTCCTAAAGCCAACGCAGGTTGGTGGTACTGAAGCAGGTATAAATATTGTCGGATATATCATAGATCAACAGCCTTGTCGTATCTTATATGTTCTTCCTGATGAAGATGTCATGAAAGATTTCTCAAATGAAAGGCTGCAGAAAGTTTTACGCACTAATGAGTGCTTTAACGGCAAGTATTACGAAGACAGTAAGGATTTGCTTTTAAGGTATAATGGTGGTTTTTGTAAGTTTGGTAATGCGGCAAGTGCTGCAAAACTTGCCAGCTGGTCTGTGCCGGTTATCATCTTGGATGAGATCGATAAATATCCAAGGCAAGCAGGCAAGGAGTCATCACCTCTTAAACTGGCAGAGGAAAGAACCAAAAACTGGCCGCCGGGAAAACGTAAGTTATTTTTCTTTTCTACACCAACATATAAGACTGGTAACATTTGGCAGCTATATGAAAGTGCAGATGTCCGGCATGAATTTCAGGTGCCGTGCCCATTTTGTGGATATTATCAGCCGCTTGAATGGAATAACGTGAAATTCGATTCTTCTCAGGACATTACTGAAATTCAGTACAACACATACTATGAGTGCCGCAGTTGCGGTGGCCATATAACTGACCAATACAAGCCTGATATGCTGGAAAAAGGACGCTGGGTACCCTTAAACGAGGTCAAAGGCAAGCCTAAAGATGTGGCTTTTAAACTTAATTCTTTATATAGTCCGTGGGTAACATTTGGCCAAATGGCAGCTGAATTCATGAAGAGTAAAGATGACCCACTTAAACTTATGAATTTTGTTAATTCGTGGCTGGGGGAACCTTGGGAAAGCAAGTCTGCAGTACTTGATGTTGATGTTGTACTGCAGCATAGAACTGATTGCCCGATGGGTATTGTACCTGACTGGGCACAGATGCTTACAGGCGGTGTTGACGTACAGCAAGGATATCTGTATTGGCAGATAGATGCTTGGGGTGCTGGTGTTACAAGCCAGCGTATTGCGTATGGTCGGTGCTTAACTTGGGAAGATTTAGACGAAATCATGGATACTGTTTTCCCCGATGCTTCAGGAAAACCTACACTGCAGGTTGGGGCATATGCTGTAGATACCGGCTACCGAACGGAAGAAGTCTATGACTATTGCGAAAGCAGAAAAAACATTGCAATACCAGTTAAAGGTTCCGCATTCCCTATGGCTGGGCGGGCAAAACCGTCTAATATCGAACGCAAGGACAAAATTAACAAACAGCCGCTGCAGCTTTGGACTATTAATACTGATGCATACAAAAATGAAATTGCTCACCGGTTGAAAATACCTATTGGCCGTGGAAGCTGGATGCTTAATGCAGACTGTGACAAAGAGTATGCAGAGCAGATTACATCTGAGCATAAGGTCATGGAAAATAAAGGCGGCAGACAGGTTGAAACTTGGCAGAAAAAAACATCTGCAAAGCAGAATCACTGGTGGGACTGCTCAGTATATAGCTTTGCTGTAGCTGATCTCATGCATATGAGATTATTACAGGATGATAATTTTGTAGATATGCCGTTGACAGAGTCAGATAGCGGTAATGAAATACCGAAACCTAATTTTTCTATATAAGGTGGTGAAAATGTGGCATCTATTGAGGAATTAAAGCAGCAGTTACAAGAAACCAATGAGGCTATTTCAAAAATAAAACTCGGAGGACAGGAAATTCAGAGCAGAAATGGACGTGTGAAACTTGCGGATCTGAATATTTTAAGGCAGGAAAAAGCTGATTTAGAACGTCAGATTGCAGAAGCTCAGTCAATGAATAGGATGGACAGCTTTGCTACACCAGTGTATTTCATGGGAAAGAGGAGATTTTAAGGCATGGAAAACAACCAGAGAAACCCCACTTGGGGGGAGCGTCTTGATAATTTTATAGGCTTTTTTAGTCCTGCGGCTGCTCTGGCAAGAAAAGCGGCTCGATTTAGGCTGAGATTATCTCAGGAATATGATGCTGCAGCTCCATGGCGTAATAGTGCTAACTGGATTCCTGCAGATGGTAGGGCGGAAGAAATCAACAGGCGCAGCAGATCATTTTTAAGGAACAAAGCCCGTTATCTTGAGCGAAACAGCGAGATAGTAAACAGTGTTTTAAATGCTTATCTTCGTAATGTTGTAGGTAAAGAATTTAACTTACAGGTAAAGACTGATAATGCCGAGTGGAACAGTTTATTGGAGTCTGTTTGGCGTGAATGGTGCAAACCGAAGAACTGTGATGTAACTGGTCAGTATTCGCTTACAGAGGTTTTGACGATGATCGTGCGGCGAAAGCTTGTTGATGGCGGTATTTTACTTGTAAAAACCTATGATAAAGACGCAAAAATACCTTTTCAGGTACAGCTCAGAGAAGTAGATGATATCGACGCTTTTGGTCAACTGAAATCTCCGCAAGGAAATCTTATTGTTGATGGTGTTGAGGTTAATCAACACGGGAAACACTTATCTTACTACTTAAAACAATATGATTGGCAGACACTCCTGCAGATTGAAAGTGAAAGAATTTCAGCAGACAGAGTGTACTATCTTTTTGAGAAGATTCGGCCTTCTCAGGTTCGTGAAATTACACGATTTGCTCGGACAATTGATAAGATAAATGATCTTGACGAGTTCTTTCAGGCAGTTATTTTTGCACAGAAAATTACTGCAGCAATTGCGATATTTATTACAAGTGATGATTATTCGTCTAGTGGGGTTATCGGGCGCAGTGGTTCTGTTGCTGGCAGTGGTTCTGGAAAAGGAAATGATGTAGGCACAAGGATAGATCCTGGCAGTATTAAAAAATTAAACCCTGGTGAAAAGGTAGAAAGCCTTGTTCCATCCGGTCAAACATCAGAACTCAATAATTTCAACTTATCTATGATGAGGCAGATATCTTCTGGCCAAGGATTAAGCTATGAACAGGTAACAAGAGATGTTAGCCAGGTCAATTATTCTTCTGCAAGACAGAACTTAGTGGAAGACTGGAAGGTGTTTAGTGCTGAACAGCAGTTTTTGATTGAACATTTTCTGGATGATGTTTTTGAGCAGGTTATAAAATCAGCAATACTTAAGGGTTTTATACCTGCAGAAAAGTTGCCAAGAGATTTTTGGAAAAATCCGGAAGTATATTTAAAGCATCAATTTGTAGGACAGTCTATGCCATGGATAGATCCGTACAAGGAAGCTTTAGCTAATCAGATCCTGCTTGCAAGCTATCAGATGACACTTCATGAGTATTGTGCTAAAACTGGCAGAGATTATGAAGAGGTTATCGAACAGATTTTAAAAGAAAATGAGGCCCTCGGTGATTTAAAGTTAGGGCAGAAAGGGGATAATGCAGTTAATGGCAGCGCAAAGGGGAATAAAAACTCTAACAATTCAACAGCGGCAAGCAATTCCGCGACTAAGAGCAACAACTCTTGAAAATTTTAATGCCGAAGAGCGTACTGCTACGTTAAGTTTTGCCAGTGAAACTCCAGTAATTGACCCATGGGGCGACTCTGAGATTTTAAGATGTACTGCTGAAGCTATGGACACAGCACGTTTTGATAATGGTGTTATGCCGGTTCTTTTTAACCATAAACGAGACGAAGTTATCGGTAAACCTACAAGGCTTTGGGTAGAAAATGGCAAAGCGTACGCTGAAATTCAGTTTGATGAAGATGAAGAAAGTCAGCGTATTATGAATAAGGTTGAAAGCGGTAGCCTTAGAGGTGTGTCTGTTGGCTATCGTGTAGCTGAATGGCGCATAATCAAGCGTGGCGAAACCAGTGCTGATGGTATCCAAGGTCCGGCATGGATTGCAGAACGCTGGGAAGTATTTGAAATAAGCATTGTATCTATTCCGGCAGATACTGCTGTAGGTGTAGGACGCAGCTTAGAATTTGAAGATTATTTTAATAATGGATTATATTCCGAGAATGGAGGAAAGAAAATGGACGATAATGCAAGACAAAACCATCAAGATGACCAGCAAAGAGCAGCTATTCCGACTCCTGCTCCCGCGCCGGCTCCGGCTCCGGCTACTAATGCACCTGATATTGAAGCAGAACGTGCAGCGGCTGTTGCTGCAGAACGTGAACGCTCTGCGCAGATCAACGATCTGTGCCGCCAGTTCGGTATTGAAGATGAACAACGTGATGCATGGCTTAATAACGGCATCTCTGTTGAACAGGTAAATCGTGATTTACTTGGTATTTTAAGTCAACGCAACACTCCCTCTGCTACTGCAGGTAGCATCCAAGTCGGCGCAGATGCAGTAGATAAAAAGCGCGAATTATATCGCGACGGCTTCTTACTGCGTAGTGGCATTAACGTAGTTAACCCTGTAAGCGGTTCTGACAGAATTCGTCATATGAGCATGATGAACATTGCTCAGGATATGCTGATGAGCCGTGGTGAACGTAATGTTATGGGTATGGCTCCGGAAGAATTACTTAAACGTAGCATGACTACGGGCTTATTGCCTGATCTGTTTTCTGATATCACCAAAGTAAGTATTTTGGCTGGTTATGAAGCTGCAGACGCAACCTATAATCAATGGGCATTCATCGGTAGTGTTCCGGATTTCAGGGAACGCAAATCTATTCGTTTTGGTGTAGAAGAAGAGCCTGTGAAAATTCCTGAAAACGGTGAATTCACTGACGCAATTCTGAAAGAAGGCAAAGTATCTTTCAAAATTGATACCTATGGCCGTTCCTACAGCTATACTCGTCAGATGTTTATCAATGACGATAAGGATGTTCTGACTAAAATCCCCTATATGCTGGGCAGAAAATATCCTCTTTTGATTAACAGACTGGCTTATGCAGCTATTGCAAAAGGCACTTATACCGAGAAAGTAAACTTGGGAACAGGTGGAGCTATCAGCTCTACTACCTTAGCAGAAGCCATGAAACTGCTGCGTTTACGCAAAGACCCGATTACTAAAGAAGCATTACGTATCCGCCCCAAATATTTGGTTGTTCCTGTAGCCCAAGAGGCTGCTGCCGCTCAGTTCTTAGCATCTACTGCAGATCCAGAGGCACAAAACAGCGGTGTAAAAAATATCTATCAAGGTGCGCTTACTCTAATCAGTGACCCTGAATTGGATGCAGCTAGCTCTGAAGCATGGTATTTGATGGGTGAGCCGGTTGATGGCGAAGGCGTGCGTGTCGACTTCCTGAATGGCAATACAACTCCATTTCTTGACAGCCAGGTTTCTCCCGATACTTTGGGTTGGAAATACAGAAGCTACTTTGATTTTGGCGTAACTATGTTCAGCACTCTGGGTTATGTTAAAAACGCAGGTAAATAAGGAGGGTTAGATTATGGCTAACGAAAAAGCTATTTATCGTCGTAAAGGCGACAAAATTGATTATGTATGTACAGCAGCTGTAGCTTGCGGTGATGTAATCAAACTGGCCAGCGGTATTGTTGGCGTTGCAGAAGTTGGCGGCGTAGAAAATGAAGAAATTGCGCTGACCGTAACTGGTGTTTTTGAGTTCGCTACTGATGCGGCTAAAATCGACCAAGGTGCGCTGGTATACCTGAAATCTGACGGTAAAGTTTCTGCAACTAAAGGCAGCAATACCTTAATTGGTGTTGCGTGGAGTTCTGCTGCAGCAACGTCCGACGCCACGGTTCTTGTAAAAATTAACGTGGGTGCAGAACCGGCTGCTGCAGGCTGATTTTAAAACAAAATAGGGGTGGTTTGTGTCTACCCCTATTTTTTATACCCAAAAACAGCATTTTTAACTGAAATGCAGGTGATTTTATGAATAATTATGTGAAAAATATCGTCCAGGATGCCCTGATGCATACTGACATTTTTACCGAAGAAATTACATATAATGGCCAAAAAATTCTGGCCATAGTGGAAATTGGTGAAAATGAGGTTAGCAATTCTCCCGGCATTATGAAACGAACCGGCACTACAGTTATCAATGGCAGCGGCTTTTTCACTGTGTCTGTGGTAGATGTTCCGAACCCAAAAAGACAAGATCAGATTGTCTATAATGGCCAAAAATACAATGTTGCCGGTATCGAATTGCTGGACTCCATGTCCGGGACAGTAACTGTTAAAGTTACCACTGCTGAAAGGGGGTACTTTGGCAGATGATTTCGATTGATGTAAGAGATGAGATTACTCCATTCATCCGCAGCTGGCTGCAGCAAAATCCCCGGTTTATCCGCAGCATTACCAAAAGCTTAGGCTGGTATGCTCAGCGTGAAATTAAAGCATTATCAAGAGATAGCCGCGTTACTTCTCGCTGGCCAAAGCGTACACCGCTTAAAATTCGCCGAAAGCTGGATGCACAGGCACCTCGGCAGTGGCTTGGAAAACTGAGAAATGCTATCGGGTATCAGTATTATGAAGGTGCGGTAATGATAGGCTGGACGTCAGCCACAGCGGCTATGGAAGGGCGCATCCAGGAAGAAGGAACTCAAAGAACTGTTACTCCATTTTTACGTAGGTTTTTTGGTCAACGCGGTGTTCCGCTCAAAGGCAGTACTACTCATATCAACGTGCCGGCACGTCCATTGTTTGAACCGGCAATAGAGCTGGTACAGCCAAAACTTGGAGCGTTTGTATCGCAGCGTGTTGGTGAGTATATCAATAACGGTGGGTTCGTAAAATCAGCCGGTAAGGGAAGAAAGTATGAGGTGTTTGGTTGATGGTTAATTATCTACAAAATGAGGACCTGGTATCCGTTGGTGTTAAACTTTCAGATTGCATTGCTACTGATCCGGACGTGATTGATTATTGCGAAAAACATTTTGGTAAAAAAATCACGGCAATTGTCGGTGTTGATGAAGCGTCCATTCCTGGCGAAAACTACACGCCATATGTTTTTCTGAATGCATTATCTAAAAACGAAGGCGCCACCTCTAAAATAGCACAGTATGAAGTTTATTTTTGTATCGGGATTAGTTCAGAAGAAAATGATGCTGCAGACAATGAAAACGGAACTATAGTTATTACCGGTGCGCAAAGACTTTCTGAACTTATGACGCTGATTCAGAATGCATTAAACACATATAAAAAGCCGAATAGTTGTAATCCTCCAGACAAGGTCGAAGCAACTATTTTCGGCCGAGTAGGTAATTCTCCAACCCATTGGATGGGTGCCATTGCTGCAGTATGGCAAAAGGAACTCGCGATGGGCGAAAAATTTGAATTTTAGAAAGGAGAGCAATTATGCATGAAATAAAATTACAGCTTCACGGTTGCCCGTGGGGTGTCGGAAGTAAAACTAAAACAAATATTTGCTTCGAAACAGGCAGCTATGGTGTATTGCCTGATGATGCAGCGACTAAAAGCATCAATATGCCGTTCAATACAAACAATGTGGCCAGCTCTCAAAATACCACTAATCCGTCCACTATCCGCGGCCGCCGTGACCCGGTTGAACCGATTCTCGGCAACAATGATGTTTCCGGAGATATTGCTGTTCCGGTTGACTATACTGCGTTTGGTTTTTGGCTGGCAGCCTTGTTAGGATTCCCTGAAACACAAGATTTAACTGGTGGTAAATATTCTCACGTTTTCAAAATTAAAGATGATCAACCGTCTTTTACCCTCGAAAAAGCATTCCCTGGTATTACTCAGTACATTCAACAGCATGGCTGCAAGGTCAGCAAGCTCAGTTTATCTGTAGGTGGTGACGGAGAGCTGACATCCACTGTCAGCATCATGGGTGCTAAAGAAGAAATCAAGCAGGCTTCCATGGCTACTAGCCTTGTTGAACCTACGCTTGACCGCAGTAATAATTTCCAGGCAACGTTGAAAATTGGCGGCACTCCTGCAGGAAAATGTCTGACTTTTACGCTGGATATTGATACTGGCCTTGATGGTGATACCTATACCATTGGACAAAAGGGGTTCCGTGAGGCTATCTGCGAGGGCCTGATGAATATAAGCGGCACCTTAGAAGCGTTTTTTGCTGATGCAACCTATCTGACCATGGCAGCGGAATCTACAGAAACATCAATGGAATTGGTATTGGAAATGAACGCTGATTACTCCTTGAGCATCAAGCTGCCGGAAGTTAAATTTGCAAGGACATCTCCTGGTATTGATGGGCCGTCCGGCATTAAGCAGTCTTTGAGCTTTAATGCGTTCTACAAAGATAACGAAGATAATTCCGCGGTAGTGTTCACACTGAAAAATCAGTATAAGACATACGATCCGGCATCTTTTGAATAAGGAGGCAGCTTAAATGAGTGAAAAGGAATATATTCTCGAAGTCAGGGCCATGACTTGGGAAGAGCATTGTAAATTTGAGGATAAACGTATCGAAGCAGTCCAAGAATACAAAGATAACCCGCGTAAAATTGGTGAAACAATGATTGGCTTTGTTGTGGAAATGATGTATCCGAAAGTTTTTCCGAAGCTTACACCGGCTGAAGCTACAGCAATCTTTCGCCGCGTTATGGATTTATCAGATGCTATTCGTGAAGATGAAATAAAAAACTTGAAGCCCTCGTCCGCTGGCAGTACGAACGAGCCGGGTATTGTAGAGACTGCCGAAAAATAAATCCGGAATTTAATTGCCAGGAATGTGAATACCGCTGTCCGGATCTACTTCCTGGTAATTCAACGACTATCCGGATAATGTTCAAGATTTCGAATTGCTTGAAGTATGTTGGTAGCTTCAGCGGATTTGTATGTACAGGATATGACTGGCCGGCCGTAGAGAGTATTCTACGCTTGGCAAGATTATCTGTTCATCCGTTAGAGCTGAATAAGCTGCAGGCAGTAGAGAAAATCCTTGTTAAGTTTGCGAATAAAAAGGAGGATAAGCCATGAGCAAAGTGACGGAAACTCGCGTAAAAATAACGCTGACTGATGCCATGAGCGGACCTCTACGCGGCATTCAGGGGCAGCTGAACAGTACTAATTCGGCAGCTGCTTCATTATCCCGCTCTTTGAAAGATTATATTTCGATAGGTGCTGGTATTGCGGCTGGCGCTACTGGAATCTTTAGCCTTACCGATAAGATTGGAGAGATGTTCAGCAAAGGTACTGGCTTTTATAAATCTATGGAAACCAATGCTATTGGTATGGCCGGTATTCTTTCTTCAATGACTACCTTGAACGGAGAAACATTGAAGTGGAACGATGCTCTGAATATATCTCAGGGAATCATAAAAAATTTAAATGATGATGCATTAAAGACTGCAGCTACATCAGAGGAATTAATTAATACATTCCGTGCGCTTTTAGGTCCGGGTTTAGGTGCCGGCATGACTGTTGAACAGATCCAGAAGCTTACTACTGTAGGTGTTAATGCTGTTAAGTCGTTAGGTCTTAACAACACGCAGCTGGTGCAGGAGCTTCGCGACCTGGTACAAGGCGGCATTCAACCGGCAAGCTCTACGCTGGCCACAGCTTTAGGTCTTAAGGACAGCGACATTAAGGCTGCAAAAGAAAGCGCGGAAGGCTTGTACAGCTTCTTGATGAAGCGCCTGCAGGGCTTCGAGCAGGCAGCAGCAGCTACACCGAAAACACTGGCTGGCATGCAAGATCAGCTGCAGGAAGGATTGACTCGTTCTTTGGCCGTAGGTCTTGAGCCGGTCATGAATGAGTATAAAGACTTCTTACAAGCAATTAATTCGCAAGTTATTTCTCCTGATACCGGTATAAATCAGGACTTTGTGGCCAACATAAAGATGGCATCCGAACACGTGGCCAACATGTGGCAGGGATTTGAAAATATAGCCGGTGTGGCTGGTACCGTTTTAAATCCTGCCGTTCAAACTCTTGGCAGCGGTCTTGCCTTTGCTATGGATAATGTTGACAAGATTGCCTTTGGCTTTGCTGCTTGGAAATCTACAGATGTTTTCTCCAAAATAAGCGGTTATCTCGATAACATCAAAGCCAAAACTATGGCTGTAGCCGAACAGGAAATCTTGTCTGCAAATAATGCTGCGCAAGCTGTAGTTATTGCTGAAAACAAAAAACAGGCTGCTCTAAAGCAGACTGAAATCATCAACAAAGCCATAGCTAAATTAAACGAAAGCGGAAATGCTACTTTGGCCACGGCACTTGAGAATGCTTCAGCCAAGTATCAGAAGTTGGGATTATCGGCCGAACAGGCAGGAAAGCTGCAATATCAGGCGGCCAAATTAGCCGCTAAAGGTCAGAACGAACTGGCTACGGCAGTCTTAAATGCGCAGGAGAAACACCTGCTTGCTGCGCAGGCTGCAGAAAGGCAGGCACAGGCTACCAATGCACTGTATACCAAAACTTTAGCATTAGGCAGTGGTCTTACTACCATCGGCATGCTCACTTCTATGGTGTCAGATGATACAAATAGCTGGACCAATGAAATGGGGCAGGCTGCTATCGAAGCAGGTATCTTACTTAGTTCTGTAGTTTCTCTGACGGAAGCCATCAAGACATTGAAGCTTACTTCTATGGGTGGTTTAGGACTTGTTGCTGCCGGGGTTGCTGCTATCGGCTACGGTGCTTATGAGAAATACAAGCATGCTGAGGCTGGCGGCGAGTTCGAATATGATGAGCTTGGAAACGTCACTATAAAAAAAGGACCAGGTTGGGAAGCTGACCATACTGCGCAGGAAATGCAGCGTCGTCGGCAGGCAGACAAGCAGGCTGCAGCGGTGCGTGCTGCTTCTGAACAGGCTGATAATCTGCAGCAGAAATTTATTAAAGCTCCTGAAGAAAAGAAATCTTCCGGAAAGTCTGCTGCAGAACGTGCTGCAGAAAAGGCGAAGAAGGAATTCGAGAAAAATGAACGGGCCATGAATGACCTTATGGCAGAGCTGGATCGTAAAATTCTCGAAGATACCGGCAGCCAGTTCGATATCAATATGGCCAAGCTCGAAGAAGAGCTGCAGAAAATGCAGAGCAAAATCGACAAGGCTAAGCTGGCCGGTGTTGATACTTCCGGCGCAGCAGCTCGGCTTCAAGAATTCCAAAGCCAGGAAATCATCCGTATTAAACGGCAAGAGGTTCTGGATAAGCATCAGCTTGAGATGGACTATATTGATGCCCGGCAGGAAGCAAATCTGCTGTCTGCGCAGCAGGCCGATGAAATGCGTTTGGATGAATTGAACGCATACAAGTCTCAGCTGCAGGAAATGTTATCTACTCAGCGGCTGACACTTGAGCAGCGGCTGCAGCTGGAACAGGAATATGCAGCTACTATTCAGGCTATCCAACAGGCACAAGCTACAGACTGGCAGGCAAGTTGGGATGCAGTGATGGCCCATGTTCGGGATACTCAGTTTGACCAGCTGGCCACGCTTGAGGATGGTTGGGATGACATCACGAGTACGATCACGAACTTTGGCCAGAATATGCTGACTGAGCAGAAGTCATTTTCCGAACGCTGCAAAGACCTCTACAACGACCTAGCAAATTCCATCATGAATACCATGATGAAGGTTATCATGCAGGGCCTTGTTATGAAGGCTGTTATGGGTGCTTTTGGCTTTAGCGGGGGCGGCGGTATAGCATTTAGCTCTGACCCATCCTGGAACGTAGGCTATATGGCACATGCCAACGGCGGTATAGCATCCGGCTGGTCTTTGGTTGGTGAAGAAGGGCCGGAACTGGTTAATTTTACGAACCCCGGCAGAGTATATACTGCTGAACAGACTGCTGCAGCGTTAGGCGGGAAAGGTAATCCCACTAATGTCAAAGTTGTTATCGAAAACAGATCCGGAGAAAAGGTTGAGGCTACTTCTGCCAATGCAAGTTTTGACGGTGAAGGGTTAATCGTAGGCATTGTGCTTGATGCTATTAGAACAAACAAGAACGGAATGCAGGATGCTATTAAATCTCTTGCTGGTAATTATTAGGGGGTGAGGTTATGCCGGCTTTAATTAAATTTCCGGAACTAGAACCTCCGGATTATCCTTTAACGGAAACTCCTGAAGAAGCTGCTCTGCGTTCTTCAGCAGAAGACGGCAGTGTTCAGACACGGCCGAAATTTACTCGGAACAGATTTACGTTTGACGTTGCGTGGAACCATTTGCCTAACGAATCGAAAGCAATTTTGGAAGATTTTTATCGAAACACAACTAAAAATGGGGCATTATCTTTCGATTGGACCAATCCAATCAACGCAAAAACATATTTGGTGCGTTTTACAAAACCACCGACTTTCAGAGCTATATTGCTTCACTATTGGACTGTATCGATAACGCTGCAGGAGGTGTAACGTATGAGGCAATTATCTTTGGCCGGAATTTTGGCGAAGAATAAGCTGGCAAGCGATACAGCATGGCTGATGCTGCTGGAGATTAAATTGCCGAATGACCCTGACCCAATATGTTTAGTGCGGAATAACGAAGATATTGTCTGGGGCGGTAAAACCTGGCTGGCATATGGTTTTTCTCTGGGGGAAGCTAAAGAAGATAATCAAGGCTCGTTACCAGAACTGACGGTTAATGTCGATAACACCTCGCGTGATATTGAGTATTACATCCAATCTGGCGGCGGCGGTACCGGTGCAAAGGTTACTATCCGCGTTGTTCTTTCTACAGCGCTGGATAATCCGGAGCCGGAGACTGAGGAGTATTATTCTGTGACAAATACCATGGTTACAGAACAGGCTATTCAGTTCAAACTTGGTAATGCTTATCCAAGCAGGGTTCGGCGACCTTTTAACCGTTACATGAAAAATACATGTCCTTTTAAATATAAAGGCATTGAGTGTGGCTGTACATCAGACCTGGCAACCTGTAATCACACTCTGTCTGACTGTCGTGAGCGCAACAATTCAAAGCGTTTTGGTGGATTCCCTGGAATTCCGCAGGGAGGTTTGTATGCATAAAACTATTAACTATACCGATCTAATCGGTGTTCCTTTTAAAAATCAAGGCCGTAACTATCAAGAAGGACTTGACTGTTACGGCTTAGTGAAAGAAATATACTGGCGTTTTGGCTACGGCGATATTGGTGAATATTGGTGTGACGCCGAAGATAAGGAGTACATCAATAAGGTGTTGCGTAAAGCTGTAGCCGGTCCACGCTGGCGCGAAATTGATTATAAGCATGGTGAGGAGATTCCAGTTCCGGCATTGATTGCCTTGCGGTTTAATTCGCCGCCGGGTGTGGTTAATCACACCGGAGTATACCTGGGGAATGGGATGTTCATTCATACCCGCGAGCGGATTGGCTGCTGTGTTGATCGTATTGATTCCATAATGTGGAAAAGACAAATCGAAGGAATTTATAAATTTGTGAGGTGAGCTAATAAGTGGTCAAGGTAATTTTTATTAAAAATCCCTTTAACCCTGCAGCCGGAAGGGTAATTAAATTTTCAGAAGTTACCGGCAGACCGTTAGCTTTCTATGTTGATGAATTTATCAAGGAAGTTCCGGATGGAAAGGCGTGGCTGCAGATTAATGGCCGAACCGTTCCGGATATTACTCAAAATCAGTCTGTTTTAGATGAAATCGTTCCTGATAATTCTTTTATTATGGTCATGCCGTCTATCCAAAAGGGTGGAGGTAAGAACCCTCTTGCACTCATTGCTTCTATTGCATTGTCCGTTGTGGCCGTTGGCGTTGGTTCTGTAATTGCTGGTGGTTCTTTCCTTGGTGCTGGAGCCGCTGCCATGGGTTCATGGGGCCTTTTGTCTTATGTTGGTGCTGCTGCAGTAATGTTTCTGGGCGGCCAATTAGTAGCAAAACTTGGGCCGAAAGTTGATAGCCCTAAATATGCTGAAAGTGACCCGACATATGGTTGGGATGGCGTTCAGACTATGGAAGGCCAGGGAAATGCAATAGCTTTAACCTATGGTACCGTGAAGTCTGCAGGTCAAAGTATCGTGAAGTTTGTAACCAATGACCGAGACGATCAATACCTAAACTGGCTTGTGGCTGCCGGCGAAGGACCGCTGGAAATTACAGATATAAAAATCAACAATAACCCAGTAGAGAATTATGAGGGTGTTACTGTTGATATTCGGCCTGGCACGAATAACCAGGATATTATCAACAATTTCAACGATACAATTCAGACTAAGTCCTTGGGCTATGAACTTGATGATAATGCTTACCGCACTGATATAGCTGATGGTAATGCTGCAGAAGGTTTAATCGTGGATATTGAGTGTTCACAGGGCCTTTATTATGCGAACAACGACGGCGGCTTAGATACAGCTTGGGTAGATGTAAAAGCTGAGTGCGCCATGGATGATGACGCGGTTCCTGACGATCAGAAAAAATGGTACAAAATTACAACCGGAACTCCGGATGTTAAAGAAAATCCATTGGGGGCTGTTCTTAATAATACCGGTTTAAAAGTCGGCAATTACACTGTATCAATTAGTTTTGACAGCGATAAGTATTATACAGATGAAGATGGAGATAGACGACCTAATCCTCATTATGGGGAATATTATGTCTACATTAAGGGCGACAAAAATACTGGAAGTAAGTCAGGCTTTTGGGGCGGCTTTTTTGGATATAGAGCTAGTGCCTATTTTAAGCCTGGAGAGAAAGGCATTATTGATGTTGGTTATTTCCGCTTTCAAAAAGAAACTTTACAGGCTAAAGGTAGTGGCTATAGTACTACCCTCGTAGTTTATCAAAATGGCCGAATAAGTGCAGCACAGACATCTGCTGTTCGCAGGCAGTTCCGCATTGATAATTTGCCGCAAGGTAAGTATAAGGTGCGTGTGACCGTTACTGGCAGAAGCCATTCTGTAAGTAATACTCGTGCCGGTGTGAAAACCTACTGGACAGGCTTGTCAACGATTGTGTATGACGACTTTATTTATCCTAACATCGCTCTTTTGGGCATTAAGGCTCTGGCTACAAGCCAGCTATCCGGAAGTACTCCGTCGCTGTCATATATAAAAAGCCGTAAAAATGTATGGGTGTGGAACCCTCTGTCCGCTGCATATGAAGAGCAGCCTGCAGATAATCCGGCATGGGCAGCTTATGATTTCCTACATGGCTGCAGGCAGCTTGCTGATATTAATACCGGCGCTATGGTGTTTGATGTTCGCGGCGTTCCTGCAGAACTCATGCTGTACGATCAGTTCAAGGCATGGGCCGAAAACTGCGACACTATGAACCTTAAGATTAACCTGGAAGTAACTTCCGCGGGTGATTGCTGGGAATTGGTAAATAAGGATATTGCTCCTGTTGGCCGCGGCAAAATCGTTCGTTATGGTACTAAGTTCGGTTGCTATTACGATCACAGTTCGCAGCCGGTACAGCTGTTTAATATGGGCAATATCAAAGCAGGCAGCTTCCAGCTGCAGTATTTAGGTACTCAGGACAGGGCAAATGCTGTCGAGCTTACGTTCAATAACGCTGCCAAAGATTATGAACGTGATACCATCACTATTTACGGTGATGATTACGATACCGCTGACATTGTTCAGAACCCTACACAGATTCAGATGAACGGTATTACCAGCTATGAACAAGCTTATCGCGAAGGAAAGTATCAGCTGAAATGCAACAATTTGCTGCAAAAGACTATTAGTTTTAAAGCTGATGTTGATTCTATTGGCTGCATGGTTGGTGACCAGATCCTTGTTGCTCATGACGTACCGCAGTGGGCATTGTCCGGTCGTATAGTAAGTGTTGATGACAACAATACTTTGCTGGTTGCTTTAGATCCTGCTGAAATTCCTTCAGGTATACAATGGGTACTTCAATATCGTAGCAGTCAGACAGATAAAATATATAATCTTCCAGTTCAACATGTAAAAGGTGAATGGAATAATGTGGCTATCATTATAGCTGGTGTTTGGAATGAAGAAGACCCCCCGCAGCCGGATGATCTGTTTGTTCTGGGCAAAGTAGATGCTATAAGTAAACCATTTATCGTAACTTCAATAACAAGAAGCCAGGAACTGGAACGCACTATAACAGCAATTGAATATGCAGAGGGTGTATTCGAGGAGAATTACGACATTCCGCAGCCAGATTATTCTTTAAGTGAAGAACCTGAAGCTCAGAACGTTATTAATCTGCAGGCAACACAGATTGCATATAAAAATAAAGCTGGCCAGTATCTTTGTAAGATGTTCTTATCATGGCAGCTGCCTGAAGGTGCAAAAGCAGATTACTTTCTGGTGTTTCTATCCGAAAATGGTGGCCAAACTTATAAACTTACCGAAAATACACAGACTATGGAGCTTGAGCTTGATACTAAGGCATTCACAGAATACTACGTGAAAGTAGTAACAGTTTATAAGCTGAAGCAGAGCAGCGGAACAATTGTTGGACCGGTAGAAGCTGGTGTTGATGTTCCACCGCCAGACGTGAAACTGCTTGATTATGATATTGACGGATACAACGATATGCGTAGATTCTGGTGGGATTTTGAATATCCCAATCCGGACGATATAGCTGGCTTTGAACTCAGGTATAACCAGGGAACACTAATAAACTGGGGTACTGCTCAAAAGCTTCACACTGGTGTTGTTACTGAGCAGCCGTTTGAAACTAAAGCTCTCAGGCAAGGCATTCATACTGTCATGATTAAGGCTATAGACAATGCCGGGCAATATAGTGAGAAGGTTGCGTATGCATCCATTAATTTGGGAGATCCACTAGAAGAAAATGTCCTGTATAAGGTAGATATTCGCAAGGATCTATGGAGTCATACCTTACATAATGGCTATATTGATAAAAATGGCGATATGATTTCAAGTTCAAATGTATACTTTTGGACTACTCCTGAAGACCCATTTTGGACAGAACCGGATGCTCCGTTTTGGACAGAAAGGTATGGTGCGTTTGAATTCAGTTATCAAACCGAAGTGCCTGCAAGCGGGCAGTTTTGGCTTAAGTATGATATTACCGGTCCCGCAACGGTTGAATATCGTGTAGTTGGTAAAAATCCATTTTGGACAGAGCCAGATGCTCCGTTTTGGAAGGGAGAAGCTAACTGGGCTTTTTGGGTTGATGATACCGTCTTATTTAAACCATATACTGGCAAAGTTATGGTTAAAGCAGGGGACACTGTTCAGGTAAAAGTATCTGCTCCAGATAATGTTGCTGAAGCGACTGTTATTAAGAGTATGATGTTTATCGTTGATGTTCCTGATAGGCAGGAACATTTTGAAAATATCATGGTTCCTGAAGCTGGTATTGAACTGGATATAAAAACACCGCACTACTATACGACTGCAGTGCGGGTTGACGTTCAGGGAACCGAACAGAAGGTTATTGGCCGCGTTGAATTTACCAGAAATCCGTGTGTTATTAAATTGTTTGATATTAATAATCAGCCAATGGAAGCAATGGTTGATGTTACATGGCAAGGCTTTGTGAAGGAGGTTTTATAGATGGCAGATATCATAGTTGTTAAAGCATTTATTCCATTGTCTGAAGCTTTTTTACAATATGGCAGGATAAATGGTATTGCAAATCCATCCGCAACAACTAACCAGGTCATGCAGGGGTTATTTGATAATTGGTCTGATACTTTAGAATACATGGTCCAAAAATATTGGCAGCCAGAAAGGCTGTATGAAGAAAATGCTGTAATTCTTAGCCCTAATATGCCAAAAGGTTTTCATGCGTATGCAAAGAGAACAGGAACTACATCAATATCTGAGCCGGAATGGAAAGCAACAGATGGGGCAGAGGTTAATGACGGTTCAGTAATATGGGTTATGAAAAAAGAAATATTCATATTACCGAAAGTGATTGCTGATGTTGTTGATGGAGATAAATTAACGTTTAAATATAGCGACGAATCAGAAAAAAAGATCGCTATTGTAAAAACAATTAATAAGAAAAGTCCGGACGATCAAGGAGATGTAGAAGTATCTGCAGCACTTGTCGGGGATGTTTTTTATAGACCTTATTTAGCTCCCAATCATGTAAAAGCTAATGGTGCAACAGTGAATAGAAGTGATTATCCAACACTTAAGGATTTTGCTGATAAAAATAACATGTGGACAACAAATCCAACGAATGAACCGTGGAAGTATGGTGTCGGTGATGGTTCGAAAACAATGGTACTACCGGATTATCGTGGCAGGGTTATCCAAGGTGGAGATATTCCGGTCAAAGTAGAAGCTGGTGCTCCTATTATCAAAGGA